CGTTTCATTTATCCACCAATGATAACATTTAGACTAGGTGATTTGTTTTATGATCAACCGGCAGTCATGCAATCAGTGAATGTGACCATACCAGATGACACCAACTGGGAGTCACTGCGAGCAAAAGATTATTCGTACATTGCTAGTCCAACAAAAACCATAATTATTGATGGTGTAAAGTCTCGTCAATTACCATTGAAAGTGGACGTGGGCGTGCAACTGAAACTGATGGAAAAACGACAAGCACTTGGCAGCGATGCTCACTACGGCAATGCATCGTATGGAACAGGTGGAACAGAAACTGGAAGGTGGTTATTATGAACAGATATATATCAAACAAAAACAATGTGTTTAATCGTTATGACGGAAAAAGAGTGTATAGAACTACACGCTATCCAAAAATACCATATTATGCCAATGATATTTATATAGTGGCCAATGAAACAGATTATTTAGACAGCATGGCCAGCAAATATTATGGAGATGCAACTTTGTGGTGGATTATTGCTCAAGCCAATGGCATCAAAGCCACACTCAAAGCGCCAACAGGAAAACAAATAAGAATACCAATAAACACGGACACAATCGTATCAAATTTTAAAAGAGAAAATTCAATATAAAGGTTATACATTATGGCAGAAGAAAATAAAAAAATATTTCCATGGGGATTGCACCCAATGGAAAATTGGATAAAAGAAGAACTCAACAAGCGTGCCAATGAGTATGGACACAATCCAACTACAAATATTAAAAACGAAATATACAGCGGACCAAAAACCGCATGGGCAAGAGTGTTTTCCAATGGAAAATCGGGACTTGCGATTGATAGAGACGGTTTTATCATGGGTGGAACGGAGGGATTTGAAGAAAGTTATGGGTTCGGAAAAGATGGAAAAGTCACTATCGGCGTTGATGCAATCGGCAAACCACATGAATTGGACGCATCATACGACGCATCTCAAAGAGGATTGGCAGACTTTCCACATCGTCCACCGCCAAGTATAGTATCAATCGACAGTGATTTCGCGGGAGCTTCAAATAGCAGTTTTAGTGGATTATGTCGCAAAACAAAAATCACATGGAAATGCAATTCGCTTGCTCAATTAGAGTATCTCACTCCATATTTTCTCACACCAAGAATAACACTTGTGGTAGAATGGGGATGGAATCACTATGACACCACTTCTTTGGTGGATCTGAGTGATATTGAATGGTTGTATGGAGTTTTCCAAGGCAAGCCGGAAAACACAACCGACTGGATAAAACAATCAAACGGAAACTATGATTTGGTGATGGGATTTACAAGCGATTATAGTTACACTCTAAATGAATTTGGAGGATATGATTGTAGCACAACAATACTCAATCCAAATTACTTGATTGAAGGAAAGTCGTATGCAAACAAAAAAGATTATAAAACGGATACAAACAATCCGTCTGGCTCATTGCAAATAAAAGATTTTACAGAATTTGTGTTTGATGATATGGATAACTTATTGATAAAATCAAACAAGAAAAAAGTTGTACAAAAAACTGGTTCTGGTGGATATAGTCCGGCACAAGGAGGAACCAACTTTGCGGCGTTTAAAAATGTGAATCCAACCGCAGAAGTGACGGATAATACCAAAGAAATGAGCAGCATTCGAGCAACCGGAAAGGTGTTTAAAAACAAGGACGATGTTTGGTTGAGAATGGACCTTATTACTAATATCATAAATAATTTTTTCAAACTCAACATACTTGGACCCGACAATAATGATACAAAAGTTGAAATCGGTAGATTTGATATAACTGGCGTGCCCGTGTGTGGACATCCGGCTTTAAAATCGAGCAGTAAAGATTTTATCATACCAAATAAGTTTGCTCCTAGATTTACCTCAAAACAAAAATCGGAAAAAAACAATAAGACGAAATTGACAGACGCACAAACTCCTCGTGGTAATTATTACACATTGTTTCCAAACATCCAGAAGTTGATGGTTGAGAATGATCTGGATGAAAAATATGATGATATCGTAGAGGCACTGGGAACAAAAAATGCATACGCTAGATCATTTCCGATGTATTCGGATTATACCGACGACATCGACGCGGATGATCCACCAAAAGCTGGCTATTGGGGATATTTGTCCGACATATATGTAAATGTTAATTTCTTTAAGAGTTTGGTAGCAAAGAATGACACGGTGTTGAAGCTTATAGAAGAACTTCTGGTGAGAATTTCTGAATCAATGTGCAACATTTCACAATTGAAAGTTGTTCCGGACACAAACGGCGGATCGGTTTATACCGCGATGGATGTTAATTTTAGTCCGATACACACAAAGAAAGGAGCAGCAAAATTGACAAGGATTTCTCTCGGTTCTATAAATTCTGCATTCATGAAGTCGGCTGCGTTTGACATGAAGATGTCTGGGGAAATGTCTAACCAAATGATTGCACAAAGTGCGAGTGGAAAAACCTTGCCGGATAATTATGGTTCTTCAAATTTTGATGCAAAATCAATGAAAGTGAGTATTTTCTCCAAGGGCGACAGGATGTTTGAACGCGGGGTAAGACCACCGGAAGCGGTACAAGATTCCAACAATTCTCCGGAAAATTCAAAAGTAAAATTTTCTCGCATGTTCACAGAACAAAACAAAAATTTTTATGTGTACAAGACCGAAAAGTCCACTAAAATATCAACCACCGGTGCCGGAACATATGCAACTTCTACCAATTTTGCCAGCCTTGCCAATGTTAATCCAACAAAGACGGTCGTTGAAAAACAGACTTATATACTAGCAGAAAATTCTTCCGATTTTTTAAAATCAATTTTATTGGACACTTCCGACAAAAACGCGTTATATAACAGCGGAATCATGCCTGGTACGGAACTCAAAATTGAATTTTTGGGAATAGCGGGAATAACATTTCTGTCTCAATTTACTTTGGACCATGTACCAAATTCATACAACTATGAACAGTGCGTGTGGCAAATTTCGGGTGTGACACAAAGAATTCAAAACAAAGTGTGGACAACAACCGTAACAGCCCAAGCAAGACCACTGACATCCATATGAAATACAACGATGCTATAGTGGCGGAATATGGAAATTTCTTGGGAACTATGGGACAACCACCACAACAGATAAAGCCGTTTCCGACAGAACGGGATTATAAAAATGGAAATTTCACACGCGCATTTGCTAAGAAAGTGAATGACAACGTTGTTATTGAGATAAATCTAGAACAAGCAAACAAAATAAATGAAGATTTATATAAAGTGGTTTATGTAAATTGGGTAATTATTGGACCAAGAGAAAATCGCAATATCGGCGGTGTGATTGATCCGGGCGTTTCCGACTTGAATAGATTTGAAATACAAAGAGCACAGAAAGAAGACGGCATTGACTTAAAAAAAGTATTGCATAACCTTTTGGAATATTGGCAGGGACATTGATATCTGTTTGACAAAAGCACAAATTTCATTCAACGTGAATATGTGCAAATTGTAGAAACAGATTTTGAATTGCAACTATTGTTGTCTCATATCACATCAGATATTATGGTGATAGATGCAGTATGCATGGACGCAGAAAAGCACAGCTTAAATAATGAAGTCAGTATTTTGTTCTTTTATTTTTTGGCTTCAAAATCATATTGGTGTGCGCCAATAAAACACAATGAAGGCTTGATGTTGTCACATTGTTTGTCTAAAATAAAAGAAGCACTTAAAATCAGTATTCGCGACAAGTTTGTGATAAACAAAAAGAATATAGTTCAGTTGTTGGGTGAAGATTATGATTTTGTGGATGTTAATTTGATAAAGTATTTGAGCGAAGGTAAAATTGATGATGTTGATTATAGCACAAATGCACACAAGTTTGTTGAAAATAATTTTAGAAATATACCAGATGTAAACATGTGTGTGCCATTGCTAAAGCATGCTCGCGCATTCATGGAAAAAATAAAAGGTATTGATGAACTAGACACAAGTATTATAAAAGAAGATGGATTTAAGTTTGTAAACAATACCACCACAAACTGTTTTGCACAACTTGAAGCCAATGGCATGTGTGTAAATGAAGATTTTACTGAAGAATTTGGCAACGAACAAACCAAGCATGTTAAAAATAATCTGGTATATACGCAATATAACCTACTAACTTCAACAGGCAGACCAAGCAATAGATTTGCAAGTGTAAATTATGCTGCTTTGAACAAAACAGACAATAGCAGAACATGTTTTGTGAGCAGACATGGCGACGATGGTATGCTTGTTATGATGGATTATAATGCTTTTCATCCTCGTCTTATTGCTCATTTGGTCAACTTTCATATGGAAAAGAATGAAAATCCATATGCTTATCTATCCAAGTATTATTTTAACAAGAAAGATGCCAATGAAGAAGATATTGCAGTAGCCAAAGCATACACCTTTCCACAGATTTATGGAGGGTTTGACAAGAAATGGCTACACATACCATACTTTGCCAAGATTCAAGAATATATTGACCATAGATGGAAGTTCTATACCAAGAATGGATATATTGAAACTCCCAAATATAAAAGAAAAATCAAGACATGCCATATTCCAGACGCCAATCCAAGCAAATTGTTTAATTATATATTACAAGCATTTGAAACTGAGATGGCGGTGGGTGTTTTAGGTGATCTATTAGAGTACCTAAAACACAAAAAAAGCAAGCCTGTGTTGTATACATATGACAGCATATTGTTTGATATGCACAAAGATGACAAGATGGATACTATAAAAAGATTAAAAAGCATCATGGAACGCGACAAGTTTCCGGTCAAAGTATATATTGGTAAAAATTACAAAGATATGAAGCAT